TTACGCTTTCGGCGTTGACGCCGTTGAGCGTATGAGGGTGTCCAATCCGGAAGCACTACTTGACGCTGACTTCGAATACGGTCTCCAGAACACAAAATGGCAGTCAGTGGTGACAGTTTCAGACAGACCTGGTTTGTATGAATTCGCTGGATCGGATCTTAGATTACCCGAAGCAGGTTACGTCACTCATCTTGCCGCTGACAACACCATCGGGTCTGCAGGTGACACATCCATCGCTCTTTCTAACCAAGAGACTGGCGACACACCATGGGCCAACAACGACTATGGTTGTTTGATGACAGTTTCGGGCACAACCAACTACAGCACAGCAGCTGTTTTAGGAGCCACAGGCAGAACATTCTCTGTGGCAGACTCATCAGGATTCACTGTAGGCGACTATGTGATCATGTATGACAATCCTGATTCAGGTGATTCATCATTCGTGGGATCAACCGTTTCCACAAACATCACATCCACAGGAACTACATCCGTTAACTTAGCATCTGGCACAGGTTTCTCGGACGGTGACTACATCATGGTGCAGACAGACACATCGAATGTGTATGAGATCATGGCTGTATCTGCCAAGTCGACAAACACATTGACTGTGACCAGACAGGTCAACGGTTCTAATGCCGCTGGAGCAAACATCACATCAGGCAACACAGCCAGAAGAATCAACAAGTTGGAGATCGGTAAGATCTTCTCCATAGATTCTGCCACACAGTTGACCATCAACAGAGGTCAGTTCAACACAGAACCTTTGCCATCTTACTCGGCTGGTACTGTGATCGCAGAAATTTCTGCAACTAGAGAAATTGTCAAAATGACATCCACATCACGTTCAGTGAACGGTGCTCAGACCATCAGCAGAGGTGCTTTGGGAACATCAGCACTGTCATCAGCGGGAGTGGGATCACTGTTGGTTTACCTAACAGGTGTGTTCGACAACGGTAATGCCAACCTTCCACAGGTGGGCGTACACATTTCAGCACACGGTTTGACCGCTGAATCTTACATTTCCATCCAGGAATTGGCAGACACAGATGCCAACGGTAGATACTTCATCCACAATGCGGAGACCAACTATTTCTTCTACTATCCAAAAAGAGCAACAGGACTGACAGCGGGTGATGTTTTAAACACATCGTCTACGTCAGTTAGACAAGCGGGCAGATACACAGGTGCTCAATTGAACTTGGCGGACACCACTCCGATCGCGTCAGATGGATCAACACCTTCGACCATAACTGTCACAACCAAGACAGCACACGGCATGCAACCAGGCAACTTGGTGTTGGTGCAGTTGAACTCTGCAACCAATGAAGAATATGCCGAAGGATCATTTCCTATACTTACGATACCTTCACCCACAACATTCACATACCAAGCCAAAGGCGGTGCGGCAGTGAGTGGCACGCTGACAGGTACGATCACGGTCAAGGACAACACTTTCTTCGTACACAGACCGTTCGACGGTGGTGTGTTGATTGGTAACGGAACACCATCGCATGGTTCGTTGGCATCAAGACAGTCAAGAAAATACTTTAGATACCAGTCAGGTAAGGGTCTCGTGTTCAGCACAGGTTCGATCCTGTGTCCGACATTTGACATCACAACTCTGTCATCAGACTCCACAGGCAGTGGCGAAGCCAACATCACAGTGGTGTTGGACAGATACCATGGCTTGAACGCTGGTGCCACAGTGAACATATCAGGCATCACAACTTCAGGTTGGAACGGTGACTATGTGGTCGAATCCATCGTGTCAGACACATCATTCATCATAGAAGCACAAGCGGCACTGGATTCCACACAGCCAGAACTTGGTTCAGAGCCAAGGTGTACTGTCAAGAATTGGTACGGTTCTTCCATCCAATTGGGACTTTTCGATGACCAAAATGGCACATTATTCGAATATGACGGTGTCACAATCAATGTGGTCAAGAGAAGATCCACACTTCAACTCGCAGGTACTGTGAGCGTGGAAGCGGATTCCACAGAAGTAACTGGTGACGGTGACTGCAGATTCACAGAACAGTGTAAAGTATCAGATCAAGTGATCATCAGGGGAATGACACACACCATCCAGCAGATCACAGACAACAACACATTGATCGTTTCGCCTGCTTTCAGAGGCAGAAGAAACCAACAGAACGTTAAATTGACACTGATCGAAGAACAGCGTATTCCACAGAGCAAGTGGAACATCGACAAGTGTGATGGCACAGGTCCTTCAGGATTCGTGTTCGATGTCACAAAGATGCAGATGTTTTTCATCGAGTACACATGGTACGGTGCTGGTTACATCCAATACGGCATGAGAGGCCAGGGCGGCAAGTACCTACACTGTCACAGAATCAAGAACAACAACGTGAACTACGAAGCATACATGCGTTCAGGTAACACACCTGTCAAGTATTGTGTGACCAACACTGCGGGTAGATCCAGATTGGTTGGCGACATTGAGGCAGGATCGACCACGCTGACTGTTGTGGATGCCACACACTTTCCAACAGCATCAGTGGCGAATCCAGTACACATCGGCATCAACAATGAAGTGATCCGATACACAGGCAAGTCTGGCAACAATCTAACAGGATTGACTCGATCAGCCACACTGACACAATGGTCAGATGGTCAGTTGAGATCTTTCACTAAGGGTTCAGCTGCCGGTCACGCAGATGGTGATGGTGTTTATCTGATAGGTAACACTTGTACACCGACTGTGTCACACTGGGGATCTGCGTTGATCATGGACGGTGGTTTCCAAACAGACAGAGGTTACAACTTTACGATCAACGTGCAGAACTTCTCAACTTCGGGTTCAGCGGACAGAACCATCATCGTGATGAGATTGGCTCCATCGGTTTCGAACTCGATCACTGGTGACATAGGTGACAGGGACTTGGTCAACAAGGCGCAGTTGCTCCTAAACTTCCTAAGGATCAACGTGTCAGGACGAAGATATCTGATCACAGGTGAATTGAACTCCACAAACATCGATGCTGAGAACACACAATGGCAGGGATTAGACACAGAGGCGAACGGTTTCCAACCATCCTTCGTGCAGTACGCTGACCCCAATGACATTGCTTTCACAGATGGCGGCATTGCGGCCACAGGTGGTGAGCGTGTGTTTGCGATACCGGTCAACACTACCAACTCTGGTACATTAGATCTGTCATCTATTAAGGAACTGGCAGCTTCGGCCATACCGGGCAGAGGTGTTTACCCAGATGGTCCTGAGATTTTGGCTATCAACATTCGACCAACAACGAGATCGGGTTCAGGATCTTGTGACGTGCAGATATCGTTCCAAGAAACACAAGCATAATAAAAAGATAAAATTAAGAAGGGCGCAGGAAACTGTGCCCTTTTTTTATGACTGGAGTTCTAATGGAGAGTCGATATCGTCTTCCATGTTCCACGCACCACACCCTATCTGTTCCAATAGATATCCTGGATAAGCAAGTTGCACTGAAGTGGACATGGCCATGGACACATCTGGATTTGCCAAGGCCATTTGGCATTGTTCGAGAGTGTCGAAGATTAATCTTTCATAGCGAGGATTCAGTTTTTCACCATTTGGTCCGATCATAACAGCAGTGATCATGTAAACGATTAGAGATATTTTTGTTATCAATTTGCTCCCACGTGTGTGGCCCCCATTGCTTGGCCATCACGTGCGATCTGATTCATCTGTTTGATAACTCTGTTGTAGTAGCCTTCTGGTTTGCCCCCGCCTATCATGGTGGGTCCGCCCGGGTTTTGATCAACTTGATCTGGTACTTCTTTGGATGGTTTGCCTAAATTTTTTTGCAACCATTGTGTGGTCCTTGCGATGAATTCGCTTATAGGTATGTTGTCATCAACATCATAACCTATGACGTCAAATATGTCATACCAACTCATGTTGGACAAGTGTAAATCATGCTCTTCTTTGTACTTAGGATTAACGTGGTCCTTGTGATCTCCTTTGAAATCATGTTTGTAGACATCATCCTGGTATTGTGATTCGTCACCAGTTACCATCATCCAATATCCTTTTTGGGGGTCTTTCTTGTATGCATGGAAACTCATGCCCTCGTTGATCTGGAATTCTAAGAATCGCATAAAAATATTTATTTTTTTGAGAAAGCTGTTTTGAGCTGATCGATGGTTTGGTTTATGGTTCCGTTGCTGTGATGTATGCCTATTCCGCCAGCATTCCGCCATGATTTGATGTTGTAGCCGAAGTCATCGATGAGAACATTGGGTGTTCCATCTGCCTGCACAGCATATTTTCCCTTGTCGGCTGTGGCCGGCATGATGATGGTCTTTTGGGGTTTGATGGGCAACTTGTTGACCCATTGTTTTTTCTGTTCAACCACCCTGCTGTCTCCAGCGAGTGCCTTGCTCAATATGGTGTAATTGCCATCTGCTATGGCCGATATGGCCGACATCAATCTCGGCACGTCTGACAGCACACCCAAGTTTATCCAAAAATCCTTCTGCTTGGTGATGTCCTTCAGCACCTGGCTGACTGTATCCTTTGAGGCATCTTTCCACGATGCCACACCTGCCATCTTGTTGAATGGGCCGTAAAAATCCGCCAACACACCATCCATGTCCACATACAAAATGGGCGATTTAACCGTGGTTTCTAACTCATACAAGTTCATTTTAGGCGCAGTGCTTTCATTATCTTGCCCAGTGTTTTTTTATTAACATCGGGTGTTGTGTTCTGTTTGGTAACAATACCAACACCAGCGGCTTCTTCTTTGACACCCATACCAGTTCTCACTGCCTTGTAGATATTTTTCTTCAACCCTTCGTTGCCCACAAACATTTTCTTGAATGTTTCATAGTCACCAGCCACCGCCGCTTCACGTGCCTTACTTGCTGAGACACCCGTAACACCTTCGGAGTCTGGATCTCTGTCGCCCGCTGATATCACATCAATAGAATCAAAGTTGTATTCCTGTCCATTGTATTTTGCCAACAAGTCGTTGAATGCTTTGGTTCTGTCTGAACCCACCACCATGGCCACTCGCTTGTGTCCTGCTTGTTGTAAAAATTTCATCACATCGATGATGGTTCTTATGCTGGGGTCATTGATGATATGATCGCCTGCTTCTGGAAATTGCTTATTAATTATTGCTATCTTTTGATCCCTGTTCAGTGGATTTTTCTTAGGATCTTGTGTGGGCGAAACAAACACAAAGTAGACATCGCTTACTGTTTTGACTTTGTCAAACAATTTTTTGTGTCCTATGGTAGGTGGATTGAATCTACCGAACACGAACGCCGCTGTGGGATTATCTACCTCTATTAATTTCATTTTGTACTATCTCGTTGTAAATGTCCGCTGTCAATTCTTCTTTGGCTTCTGATGGAATGCTCTGGTAATCCAATTTGTTGGCCTTACAAAAACGCATGGTAGCATTGTCCACAAGTTCCTGGACCCTTGTTTTGTCCTCAGGATTTTTTCTCAAGTACATAACAGTGGGGACATAATGCCTGCGATACATGTCCTCATCACCGAAAACTGAATTAAAAATAGCGTCTTTTAGATTTTCGTCATGCATGATATACTATTTATTGCGTTCAAACCTTGATTGCACTGCTGGAAAAAGATGATCTCTGACCATTTGCTCATCTATCTGCATGGTGAAATGGCAACCGTCACACAGTATCTCCCCATGGTGTATGTTCATGTAATAGTCCTGTGCATTATCATGATCACCGAATTGAACACGGTTTAGATCGGGCAACAAGTCACGGAAGCATTTGACTGTAAATTCTGTGTTTGAATTGTGGCTCCAACTCACTAATTTTATGTCCAGTTGCCTGCAGAGGCTAACCACAGATTGATAGTCTATCACAGACAGTGTTTGGCGCATCTTGTAGTTGGATGCTATCTCCAGTTGGAATTTTTGCCATTTCTGCACATCTCTGATTCCAGAAACGATGTTAAGTTTCTTGGACTGTTCTTCCCAGGTCATGTCTCTGATGAACGGCCTTTCCTGCCACAACGGAAACACTCCGTCATCGTGTTGCAGATGAACTTCCCAACTTTGGAATCCTTGAGGTGCGTAATAAGATTCGGTTATCCAATTTAGATCGTATTCGGAATCGTCTAAGGTAAAATTTTCAGATAATGGTACATTAATAGATGCTCTATTGTAACACAATTCCATCAACAGGCAATCTATATCGTGTTTTTCCTTGAGTCTTACCACAGATTGAAGATACTTTTCAGATCCCTTGCCACCGCATGCGAGATTGTGGAAGTGAAAGTCCGAAGTGAGAGAGTGGAAAATATTCTCGAACTTATAGTTTAACTCGCTCCTACCTGTGGAAAACGAACTGCCTATGATGCCTACATTAATCTTCTTTGTAGACAAATTCATAACCGTTTAGACTACCCACGTACAATTTGGGTTTGACCTTCCTTAATGTCAATTTTAGATCACCCGGTTTCAGTAATCCTACTAACCATCCATCCGTGTGATTGAGTATTTCCAAATCAACCCATTTGTTGTTATCTGTGCAGTGTACTTTGACTGTTTCTATCATTAATTTTTCTCCCATGTAAATTTGGTGACCATCTCTGTGTCGTTGATTGTGTCCTGCCCGTCTACTCCATATTCAGAGACCGGTACAGGATAAAAACAACCCAAATCCAAACCTTCTGCAGACCATTCTATCTCATCCTGCAGTTGTATTGTTTCCTTAATCCTTTGTGAGTTGGGGTGATCCGGAAAATTGTTGACATATACATATGCCCACCCATTGTGTCCATCCATGCCGTTAAATTTTAGCATGTGATAATATTCTAAATCTTTGTAGTCCTTGCGTTGACCTTTGCCATCTAATCCTTTGTTTTTCCTCGCATGCTTCCACATGATCTCATGATCGTGCATTGCATCCAGCAAGAACTTGACTGCGTCATGGAAAGTTTGGCCATTGCTATTGCTGTAATCATAAAGATCTTTACCATTCGATCTGTGTATTTCGGCCACGATTGTTAAAAGATTAAGACCCTTGGAATAGTAGTGCCAACTCCATGCTCCTCTTTGTGCTTCTCTCCACAATGCTCCATCATCATGCAAGTCGTCTATCGCGAAATGAAATATTTTTTGTCCTTGTTGAAAGTGTTTTGGATCATTGAAAGTGGCTCCGTACAGCACCCTGGTCAATTGAACATCATAGGTATGGTTCTGACATCCAAAAATGTCTCCACCTTTACTGCATCTTGACATGGTATATGTGTGATTTGCTTCCCTGTTGATGAATCCAAACAAGTTTTTTGAACGAGATCCCAACATTTCTAAAAATATTTCTTGCTGTGTGTCGTCCAAATGACCGTTTGATTGAAGTGCATGATAAGAAAAATACAAAGCAAATATGGCTGGTTGCAATCTACCTGCGTTGTCTATACCGTCACCACCACCTACACCATTGGCGAATTTTTTATCATTATATAATTCTAAAAGATATCTGATAAATTGATCTGCATTTTGTTTTGTTGGTTGGCTCCAATAAAAAGAAAGGTTCCTGATTGTGTTTCTATTGACTTTTGCATAATCAAAATCATTTTTTTGTCTCATTGTCACCCATTTGAAGTTTTTGTTTGGTGACAACAAATGATCTAATTCCGAAACTTGGAATTGTGCGTTTTCAAGACACCTGGGATTGTGGGTTCCTTGTTTAGGAAAAATTTGGTATTCACCTGCATGCAGTGGTATGCATATCAATACAAAATATAAAATATATCTTATCATCCTTTTAGTATATTGCAAATTTAAGTTTTGTCAATGTCTTACCAAACATATTTCACACCCAAATTCGCCGTCATCAAGTCATTATCTTCAACAAAAGTGTACCTCGAACTTGCAGAAAAATTCCATGATTCTGATAGTTGTTTGGAATACGCCAACTCCACTACCTTAGGAACTTCGCTTGATTTTGCCGAAGCAGAACCACTTGTGAATGTGGTCGAGTTGTCGGTCCAATTATATGCTGTTGGAAGGGTATAATTGATATCACCGTCGACGACATTCAATTGTTCACCCATTTTGATAATGAATTGATTGTTAATGTTCTGATAGGTCATCCCCAAATACCATGATTGTGACTGTATGTTGGAAGATCCAGTGATGTATGAATCATTGGCAGATTTAACGTCCGAATATCCCCTAATAAAACCACTATTCCATGTCCATTTTTCCGTCACTGAGTAGTTCATGTCTGCCCCAACATAATTTGTGGTGCTGGACTTGATTGCGAATGATCCTTGGAAGGATGATCCCAACAGACTGCCGTCCTGTTTCATGCGTCCAAAACTGTATGTGACGTCCAACTTGTCTGAGTGTTCTACTGATTTTCCATACAGCCAATCATCGCCGTTCTCACTCATTGCAAACAGCATGCCATCCCCTTGCAGTTTTGTCACTGGTTCATAGTTGACATATTGATTGCCCAGTGCTTGTTCGGTCAATTGAAAGGAAGTGAAATTGTCGTCATCGGCATAGTAATCTCTGTTATATGAATCCATCACAACTATGGATGAAACTGCGGATATGTTGTCCAACCCACTCATGGATGAGTCGCCCACGATGCCACCTGATATGGCACTGATGGCTCCGGAAGGTTGCACAGCAACTATGTCACCCTGTGGTTTGGTTGCTTCATTCAAATCCACCAATCCGTGTCCATACACAGCATCAACTCCTGGTGCTCCCAAGTCTCGGGCGGTTGATGTGATTAATCCTACCAGTTGTTCAGGTCTCAGTTGTGGCCATGCCTGTTTCAACACAGCGATAGATCCTGTCACATAAGGAGCCGCCATAGAAGTTCCACTCTTGGTGGTTGTGCCACCACCGTTGGCACTGGAAAGAATGTTCACACCTGGTGCCACCACAAAGAAATCTTTGGTGTTGAAAGTGTCATCACAGCCTGTGGCAACGCCGTCCGTGTACACCACATTGGAACAGATGTGTCCCGCCTTGTTGGACCATGAAGCAATTTGATTGTTGGAGTCGACAGCACCCACGATCAACCATTGTCCATTAAGATATAAGTCACCATTCGAATCCACTCTGGTGGCGTAGTGCGAAGGCATCATGGGGTAATCCATCCCATAGTTGCCTGCGGAGTTCACAATGATCATGCCATTGTCGATCGCTGTCTGATAATTCGACAGTGTGGCATCTGCAACACCATCCACGGAAGTTTGTCCGGGCAAGTAGTAAGCATCAGTGCTACCAATTTGTGTCAAGATTGTTGTCGATGTGTTAGCGGATAGGTTGGCCACAGCGGCGCCTTGATTGCTCAACACCACCATGGCATCATCGAAATAGGAAAATGAACATCTGCCACTGCTCGAACACAATTTTATTGAAATAAGATCAGCATCATAGGCCACACCGTGTGTGCCTATGTCATTCTTTGCACCGGCGATGATTCCAGCCACATGCGTGCCGTGACCATTGTCATCTTCTGTGCCAGCAAATCTGTAATTGATGGTTGAAAATCTATCAGAATCAAGATCTTCATGGTCAGTGTCTATGCCTGAATCTATCATGCCAACTATCACACCGTCTCCAGTCCAGCCTCTGGCATAGGCATATGAGGCTCCTATCTGATCCAATGCTGTGCTGTTGTACTCGTCAGTCAAAAATATTTCACCTACGGGCACAGTTGATGTTGCAGTCAATACTTCTTCCACATCGGCGCTTTCGCTCCAAGTGGTGACTGTTTCTGAAACAGGGTCTGAATCAGTTGATGTTGTTGTGCCATCCGACCAATTAAAAGTTGTCCTTGTGGCTCTGGTGGTTGTTGTGTGTGTTGGTACTTTGGTTGTGGTGGTCGTGGTTTGATATGTCTTGGTCACTGTGCCGTCCAGTGTAGATTCCACAACATTTCTTGTGGTGATCGCTGTGGTGATCACACTTTCGCCCACAACCACATCTGTGTTTGTAATTGTCTGAGAAATGCTTGTGCTGACAACAACTTTTTGGCCTTGTCCTTGATCTTTGTATAAATCTAATCTTTCTTGGCTTGATAGTGAATCGTCATACTCAACTATCTGTTGCACTGCTATGTATTCTGCTGACTGATCGTCGAACTGGCCTTGTTCAACTGCCATAGACCATAAACTTTCCTTGCCATCATAATACCTCTTTTTGAATCCTTTCAATGCATAATAGCCTTGTTCCAAGGTCATACTTTGGCTGTCGATTATTATGTTGACATTTGCCAGCGAACTCGGATCAAAGTTAGGATGCTGTTCCACCCATTGAAATGCTTGATAGGCTTCATTGATATCTATCTGTTTGTCGTCGGCGATGTCGATCAAAGCACTGACAAATGAATTAGAAACCACATCGGTGCTGATTGAAATATTTGTAGGATTTGGAACAGAAATAGAAACAGGTCCTCCCCCACTGCCTCCGCAGTTTGTTAAAAATAGTGATAATAATAGAATACTCACTAATCTTGTCATACGTATATTGTAATACAGATTAGTGATCTGTCAATGTGGTAAAACCCGCTATTTTTGGAAGCCTACAGTGTCTCTCTTGATGTCTTTTTCCGGAAATTCTGCCCAATATAGTTCATACGCCACAGAGTCTTCCAAACACTCAAATTGGTGTAGGAGTCCTGGTTTTACTTTGGTGTAATCACCCGCTTTTAATACAGTTTCATCACATAGATCATAGTCTGATTGCCAAACTCTAATCATTAGTGATCCAGATTCGACAAAGAATCCATTCCACTTAAATTCGTGTAGATGTTTAGAACATACTCCGCCTTTTTTGGTTACAATTCTGTGGAATTCGAGAACGCCGTTGCGTTCCACTAATTCAGTGGTTCCCCATACTTTTCCTGCTATCATGCAGTTAGTTATAATGGAATTTAATAATTAAGTAAAATTTTGGTTACGGATCCTGTGGTAACATCAACCACTGATCTGATCCATACAAAATTGCCTGTGAAATTCTTATAGGTAGTTGCCACGACGCTGGATCCATCCCCCACCGAGGTTCCGTCTATGTCGAACCAATCTGTGGACGCAGGATCAGAGGCCAACGAGGCTTGCAGTTTGATGGTTCCTACGAAATCAGAAGAACAAATGTATGCCACAGTGTGCAGTCCATCGGCATTGCCATAGTATCCATCTGCTTTAACTTTGTCTGATACTGTTGATGCTGACGAATCGCTTGCATCAACTTGGCTTTGAATGGTGATTGCTGTTACGGGCATGTGTATATTTATTAGGCTATTTCAGGAAATAGTCTTCTAATAGTGGGCTCATCCATGCCGTTTACTGCGTGTACCTTGGCAGAGCCTACGACATATTCTTTTAGATTCTCAGGATCACATCCTTTGATGTAAATCGTTCCCTTGGGGGTGATGGCGCTGTCCTCGAAAAGGATGTCCTTCTTGAGTATGACCGGTGATCCTCCCAAACCATGCGATTGTATGGTAGCGTTAATCATGGAATTGGTTTTGATGTATTCATGTTCTATCATGAACTTTAATATTCTATTTTTCATTTATTCTCCTTGATTCTTTTTATACTATTTCTTCTATTATTCCTAATGCTTCTGCAACAAAAAGTGTCACACCGGACCACATCATTAGGAATCCAACTTCGGTTATAAAAAAGTCGGTGTAGACTATTTCGCCACTCCATAATCTGTAACCTGCATATGCCAACAAAAATGAGGCAACAAATCTAAACATGCTTTTGACTATGCTGACATAGAAGTGTCCTTGTCCCGGATCTTTACTGGCTGGTATGATAATTTTTTCTGGTATTGGCATTGTTTCTCCTTATTTTGATATTGTAAAATCCTTTTCATCCTTGTCATAACTCACTGTGAGATCTGTGTGCGATATGCCTTCGAATAATATTTTTTTAGATAAAGGCAATTTAATTCGTGTGTTGATCACCCTCTGTAATGGTCTCGCCCCCATCTTTGAATCGAATCCTTCTTCGACTAATTGTTCTTTTGCCGTATCATCAAGCCTTATTGATATGGATTTGTCTTTCATCTGGTTGTTCAACTCATTAATAAATTTATCAATTATATCGAACATGACAGGTTTTTCAAGTGCCTTGAATCTCAACACAGCATCCAGTCTATTTCTGAATTCAGGTGAGAAGTAAGCATTTATATCAACTGCTCCATCATGGTTTGTGTTCTCCATGAATCCGAGTGTGTTGGACTGCATATCTTCAGCACCAAGGTTGGATGTCAACAGTATGATAGAATTAGCGAGATTTACTTTTTTGCCGTTGGACGATGTGATAGTTGCGTCATCCATGGCTTGTAGTAATATTGTCATCACATCTCTGTGTGCTTTCTCAACTTCATCGAACAATATCACTGCGTTAGGATGTTTTTCTAATTCGTTTATCAATTGTCCTGATCCGGTTTGTCCATCATCGTATCCTACATATCCTGGAGGAGCACCGATCAGTTTGGCCACTGAGTGCTTCTCTTGGTACTCCGACATGTCGAATTTCAATAGTGGAAGATTCAACCCGTCTGCTAATTTCCTTGCTGTTTCGGTCTTACCACAACCTGTTGGACCCACACACAAGAAAGAGCCTATCGGTTTGTTTTCTTGCTTCAATCCTGCTTGTGCTACCAAGACAGTGTCCACCATCTTGTCTATCACTTCATCTTGCCCGAACACCTGTGTCTTGATGTGTTCGGAAAGATTCTCCATGGATTCAGTTTTGGTTTGCACTATGGATTCGAATTTGATTCCTGATATTTTAGAAACTTGTTCTTGCACATCCTTTAGTTGAACATCTTTGAAGGCATCGAATATCTTTGCTTTGGCGCATGCCCTGTCCAGCACATCGATCGACTTGTCCGGCAGTTGCCTATCAGTGATGTATTTCACACTCAAGTCGACGCTTGCTTCGATGGCTGTGTCATCTACCTGCACATTATGGAATCTAACAAATTCATCTTTTAGACCATACATAATCTGTTTGGCATGTTCTATCGACGGTTCCTCAATGTTGACTTTGGCGAATCTTCTCATTAATGCACGATCCTTTTCGAAATGCTTTCTGTATTCTTCCCAAGTTGTCGAAGCAATAACTTTTAAATCTCCCCTTGCCAAGTGTGGCTTTAGCAAATTGGCAAGGTCGACACCACCTTGTCCACCAGATCCTGCACCATGCATCATGTGTGCTTCATCTATAAACATGATTGCTTTGTTATTTTTTTCTAACACACCTAACAAAACTTTTAAACGTTCTTCAAAATCTCCCCTGTACTTGGAACCTGCTATCAATGATCCCACATCCACAGAATAAATGGTATGGTCCTTGATCACTTCTGGAACCTGATTGTTCACTATCATGTGTGCAAGGCCTTCAGCAACAGCAGTCTTACCTACACCAGGATCACCGATCATGATCACATTGTTCTTGATCTTTCTTCCTAATACCAGAGTAATTTCGTCTATTATGTCTTGTCTTCCTATGCAAGTGAACGTTTTGTTTGCTTTAGCCTGTTCATTCAAATTGACTGTGTATTGTTTCAAAATCTTTGACGCTTGTTTCGAAGACACATGACTGGCGGTTTCTTCTCCAAGATCCGATCCGACTTCTGTCATGTAATCCACAACTATTTTTTTAGTGAGTCCATTCTTTAAAAGATAAAACACGGCATGTGAATTAGTTTCTGAGTACATGGATGATAGTAGGTGTAGACTGCTCACCGCTTCATGACCTGCGAAGATGGCGTGTGTGAATGCTCTGTTGACCATACGATCTATGGCCGCAGTCCTTTTAGGGTAAACATCGTCTTTGACTTTGATTTCGTTGAGTTTAGTTTCGATATGGCTTTTCAGATCAGTTATAAGGTCACCGTATTTGATTTTTTTCGCTTGTTTACAAAGATTAGCAATCTCCTCATCCGACACTATGGACAACAGCAAGTGCTCTAATGTGATGTATTCGTGCTTGTGTTTCCTTGCTTCTTTGACTGCATCGTCAAACAAACTCTTTAACTTATCATCTGGTTCTATCATTTAACTTACCTTGTTTCTTTTTTGCCCTTTCGTATTTAAATTTGCTCACTCTATCGATAAAGAGTTTTCCATCCAAGTGATCGATTTCATGCTGTATACATTTTGCCCATATATTCGTGAATCTGTCAACTGATTTCTTTAATTGTTCATCATACCATTCTACCACTACCCATTCTGGACGTTCCACTGTCATGAAAAGATTTGGAAATGACAGGCATCCTTCTTCGGTCAGTGTGGTGGTCTTGGAAAATTCAACAACTTTGGGATTGATAAATGACTTGCGTTCTCTCATCACAAACATCCTTATGCCAACGGAGACTTGATTAGCGGCCAACCCAAGTCCGCCTGCGGCTTCCATAGTGGTGTGCATGAGGTTGGCGATCTTGTCCCATTCTAAATCTTGTTTGAGATCTGTTTCGGGAATGACTTGACGCAGTGCGTCATGAGGATGCAGATTTAGTTTAAGAATATGTTTCTGAGATTCTTCTGATGTCATCTTTTTCCCTTTCTGTTAAACTTGTCGGTATGCTTACATTTATATGGATGTACAAATGTCCTACTTGATTGCTGGAATTTACCATTCCATGTTCGGGTATTCTCATGGTTGTGCCTGGCTGTGTTCCAGGAGGTATTTTTAATGTTATTTTTGATTTGTCCAAATGTGTGATCACTAACTTGGTTCCTAATATTGCGTCGAAACAATTAACAGTCTGTTCCATGTGCAGATCTAATTTACTTCTTTTGAAGACAGGATGCGGAGACACATACACTTTTATCAAAAGATCCCCGGCCGGCGCCTCCTTGATTTCACTGCTTCCTAATCCTTTGTATCGTATTGTTTGCCCCGAATCTATGCCACGTGGAATATCTACTGATATCTTTTTTGGTAGTTGATCCAAATTGAAAAGTTTTTTTGCGCCATGATAGGAGTCTTCAAGGCTTATTTCCAGATTGACTTGAATGTTTTTATTGCTGGGCCTTCTCGAGTATCTCCTTTGTTGCCTGAATCCGTCACCAAAGAATTGTGCAAACATATCCTGCATGTCAAAGGGGTCGCCCTGCGAAAAGTTGAAATTAAATCCATCGCCGCCGAATCTTTTGGATGCTTCGAACTGCTGGCGTTTTTCAGCAGTTTTTATCTTATCGTAGGCTTCGTTGATTTCTTTGAATTTGTTTTCATCTCCGCCACGGTCGGGATGATATTTGACAGCCAGTTTCCTGAATGCTTGTTTGATGTCTTGGTCAGATGCAGATTGGTCAACGCCTAATACCGTGTAAGGATCCATATCCATAGTATATTATATAATGTTGATTTGTCAAATGACAAGTGCTACTTGTCGTGCTTTTTAGAAGAGCCTGTGTATAAACCAAACCAAGCCGCACCGGCACCAACTACAATTGATACCAATCCTGACTGTTCCATGGTTGGATCTGCAAGGTTCATGTACCAAACAACTACTCTGTATAACAAATAAATGTAAGTGGTAATAAAAATTCTCGGAAATATTCTCCATGAGTCTACAGCACGAGCAAGATGAATTAATTTAGCATAAGGATTTGGGCCAAGATCCTTCACAGATGTATCCACTTCCAGTTCAACAGACACTTTCTTAGAAGTTGTCTTTTGGTCGACGGGCGCCACTATCTTGTCTTCCTTGAGTGTGTCCTTTTCAATGTCGTCGAAAACGTTCAGTTCGTCATCTTTGATATCTTGTGCCATTTTTGATATTTAACCTTTTTTACAGATTCTCCAAATCGAGTATGCAATTCCACAGTATGCTAAAATTTTAGCCAACCCACCGAATGCAATGATTAACAAGCAACCGATCAGCAGTCCTATGCCGTGCTTGGTTGATGATTCTTTTATTCTGTCTTTGATCCATTGTATCATTTTATTTCTCCAACTTTTTGATTCTTGCTTCTAATTCATCTATTTTTTTGGTCACATAAGGATATTTTTTACGCCATCCATCTTCGGGTTGTTGCAACCAAGTCCAACCATAGCGTTCCACCAAAAAATCAACCATCGTATCAAATTTAGCATACATCCAAAGACCTATGCGAGTTGACTTAAAATATGTGGAAAATGCCAGACCAAACAAAGACCCAACTAATGCTGTGTATATCCACAGTCTATCAGAGGCCATACGTTCTATCATTTCTAACATGCTAATACTTATCTTTCTTTAGTCCTGCAATCTCCAGTATTTTTGGTGAACGCTCTTTAGCTTGGAGTACACCTCTCGGAGTTGTTCGATGTTTTCAATTGCTGTTTGAGAAGAGATGTGCCTATGGGACTGTGATTTAGGAAATTTTATGTCCTCGTAGTACACCAAAATATCATAGTGCTCGTCTAACTGTGACAGATCATTTTTACAACCCATCAACTGTCTAAATTTGTCTTCGAAAAAATCAACCGGAACATTAAATTTTGCAGAGTGAGGAAAATCCCAATTTTGTGTATACTCCGCCAAGGCAAGACTGCAGGTTTGGGCGAACCAATCTCTCCTGCTGAGACCCACATTGAACGCGGGTACCTTCCACAGTCTTTCTTTTTCGTTATGGTTTAGATCTAATATAGCAAAGGCATGATTTTTCATCACTCTGCATTGCGATGCATTATTGTTAAGATATGTCAGCACATGATCTCGCACATGTGGCTTGTTGTTAGGGTCGAAAGGCTCGTTAAGATTGAATAGTTGCAAACTTCCCGAAAGGCTTCCATACAGGGCACTGCTTCCTGTCCTTGGTTCTGAAATGATGTGTACGAATGGTTTTGATTTTAAGAAATCTATAATTCCTATTGTTAGATGTGAGCTGTCCATCTTTTCTCCTGTTTCTTCAATGGAGAATGGACCGAAACTATTGTAACGTCACCTTATAATATTAACCTGTTCTTTGTCACCAGCCGTGTCGGACGCGAGCACTGTTACCAAAGGTAGGCGTAACTATAAGTCACCGCCAATCAGCATTGATGCAAATATTTATTGTGATTCGTAGTATTCTCGATACTGTTCTAATGTGAGTTTTTGCTTGATCATGTATGCACGGATCTGTGCGAAGTTAGTGGACAGCGTCTCGTAGTCATCATCTGTGAGGCCAAACAGCACAGGATCCACGTTCTTTTCCTTGAGCTTGGCAAACACTTCCTCCGCGTTTTCTGACGTGATGATGATGAAGTTTAGATCATCTATCCTTGGAGTTTCTGGATCAGGTAAATCGAGTGGTGCTCTGGGAACTTCAGTCTTGAACACTTCCAATTTCTTAACTGATGAGCAACTACTCAGCAGGAACAAAGTTAGGATTAGCAAGGCTAGGACATTCAGCGTTGATTTCACTTGGCTTAACTGCATTTAACTCCTTTTCTGTGAGTGGTGATCCCATGGCAATTTCTACACATCGCAGAGCATTGACTGAGGCTTTGTTGATGATTTTTTCTACCATGCCGGGTTTGGCAATGGCAAGATCACCTATGTCTCGCTTTTTGCCAGAAGCATTTGTTTTGTTGAACTTGTCATCCAAATTGGCAAGTTCTTTTGTAAGTACCTCTTTGGTTTCTTGTAACTTTTTGTTGGCATTCATTATGGACTCGAAGTCTTGTTTTTGCTGTTCTATAACTTGTTGTTGTGATGACACAGCTTCTTCCAATTTGATTTGATTTGCCTTTAGTATGGCATTGTCTGATCTAAGTTTCATCACATACAATCCAGCACCTGCCAGCGAACTGACCAGGATGCCTACCATCACAAGTTTAAAGGTTCCAAACATTAGATCATTTTAAGAGCAAGGGCAGTTGTTTCTTCAACCCTTCGAGTCCAACCTCTGCCAAATGTAGAGAATGTAGATAGTGACTCGTAATATTTTTGTCTGCCCATTTGGTACAGTTTGATCGTATGCTCAACTCCTTGATCGTCCACATACTCTTTTAATTTTTGTAATGTTGCAGGACCTATGCCACCATCCGGTGTTGTCCCAATCATCTTTTGTAGATATTTGGCAGCTCTGCCCGTTCCGGCGTTCACTCCAAAGTCGAAAACGCACAAGTCAAGACCTGCAGGCAAATGATCGCCTTTGACACGATCCCAGTAATTTTTCTTGTAGATGGGTGAAACATCTTCCACTGTTAGATCCTTCATGTCTTTGGTTCCGCCCCAATCCTCATACACTCTTTTGGTAACACCCAGGTTGGTCTCGCCACCTGGATCTTTGGGATGGTTAACATAACCACCCTCATGATGTAAAATTGTCTCTAAACATTTTTGCCAGTTTGTTGCCGCCATTTTAAAAATCCTTTGCTTTTAATATCATCACAGAATCATCATTGCTTACTTTGAAATCATCTTCGAATTTCACTACCTTGAAACCAGAACCCAACCATGAGTTTATGTACGAACTCTGTGATTCCGATGAAGCATCTATCTTGTAAGTGCCATGACCATTTGTAGAATTAACTGCCTTGACTTCGAATATATGTTTGCTGTACATCTTGTTCAAAGTAAGAGTCTTGCCGTTTCTTTTGATGTTGTTAATTTTAGCAGATTCGAAAAATTTAGAAATGTCCTCGTCAACCGTGTCGCTGGTTAGGAATTCATACTCGGAAGCATTGGTAGGAATCTGATTGGAAAGATTTTCCACATTCAACTTGTGTGTGTCTTCGTTTTTGTAAAATGAGAATTTCCATGGTAGCATACCTGTGACTTGTTCGATGTCACGTGCCAACTTCACAATGTTGCTTGGTAGTTCTTCATTTCTTTCTACTTCCACGAATATGTCAAAGCTTCCATTTTTATTTTTGGATGGTGAATGGTCTGCATCTAAAACAAATTTGTATCCGCTTTCGATGAATGACACGAGATCCTTTGCTACATCCTTGTTTGTGGATTCCAAACGTAGCACACTGACTTCACTGTCTCTACCCAACTTTGCTTGGTGCGAATCCACAGCGATAAACGGTTGGATGAAGTCCTTCATTTCCTGGTGTAGTACGCTTTTCATTTTCAAATCCTAATGTGCTGTTGCCAATCCAGATTTCTGATAGACCCCAGCATTGTAAGATATTTAGTTAATTTTTCATTGAGCATGTCCAATTTATCCTGTTCAACAGAACTATTATCTATTGCTTTTTTTACAGAGTGCACCACAGAGCATTTATGATCTTTGGTTGGATATTTGGCGCAGGTATCATGATACACCTGCTTTGACTCTTCTGAACACAGATATGGCCTTAGATATTCAGGCTCCCAAACCAAGTTTATGTCCCATTCGAATATGTCATGATTATGGTCGATCCAATCTGCTATCTCTCCTATGTTATGCACGTTCATCGCATGTAGAGTTGTTTTGACGGAAACAGCGGAATTGGTCAGTTCGTTGCACTTCTTGATGTTATCGCAAATATTGGACCATTTAGACGGCCAACGCACGAACTCATTAACTTTGCCCACTCCATCCACAGAAAAATCAAACCAAACTGATTGGAAATCCTTGACGCTGTCGAGCAGGCTCTGAGGAACTTTGAATCCATTAGTTGTCAATTTTAAATCGATGTTTGTAGTGTACTCTCTGAGATATGATAAAAATTTTCTCAAGTATCCGTTGACTGTGGGTTCGCCACCGGTGAATCTGATCAATCTAGCATTAGAAGCGAACTTGGCCAGTTCCTGCATTTTTTCTTCACGTTCGAACCAAGGTGTTTGTCCACTGTATAATTTTTCTTTGGTCGCTTCGAATCCGTATGATTCGATAGTATCGAAGTTCTCTGCAGATTCCGATTCGAGCAGACTGGAACAAGCAGGACCGCACATCACACAACCGAGATTGCACTTGTTGCCAAACTTTATTTCCATGTCGTGTATGCGGAATGAGTTGCTCATGGCATATCTTCTATTGCCCGCTTCGAACAAAGTATCTCTACCAGACTTTACTTCGTTGATGCAATCACTACACCCACCCTTAGGAAACTGATCGTTAATCATGTTGGATTGCAACACAGATAAGAATTTAGAATCTATATAATCTTGTATGGAGGAATCATTAAAATTTATTATATCATTTTCGCCGTAATGATCTTCCCATTCTTCGAAACGCCATGAACAGCAAGGTCTGATGCGACCTCGTTGGTCCACTGACACGTGTCTAAAAGGCCAAAGGCAAAGCATTATAATTCTACAGCGTCTTGAGGAGATTGATCAACTTGCATTCCTGAAACTGTTTTAGTTTTTTCAGTTTCGTTGTTAAAGTCTTCTATCACAGTTTTTGGGATAGATACCTTAACAAGCCATACAGGAATTTCATCTAATTTTGCTTTCCTTGTGCCAGGACGATAATCATCATAGGACTTAATTTTGCGTGGTGTGAGTTTGATATCTTTCTTGAACTCAACTTTGGCACCCAAATTGGTAAGTCTCAAAGCACCCTCTGGATCCGGCATTTTGTCTGCTTCCCACATGAATGTTGCTTCTGTGGTATATTTTGTTTGGTGCGGACCGTCTACTATTTCTCCCAGATTCCAGTTTTGATAAGCATATAGATTGACGTCATCCATAACTTTCTCCATGCCAACCAGCGAGTTAATCACGTTGTCTGAAGCATAGATTTTTTTGATATTACGGATTACATCAAGTGTGTCAATCATAGTCAAGTATTTATTCATATTAATTTTGTTAACAACTTTTTTATTATAGCACAATTTAACGCTAATCACAATCGATCTAAATATTTGTGTATGCATTCGCATAGTCCTATACAGATCGGAGATATTAATGAAACACAAAACTGTACTATCATTTGACGACCTTCGTGACGATTTTTCACGATACGAAGTACGACCAAGGTCAGCAAACCAGCACAAGTACTGGAATTTGCTCAAAGACGATAAAAAGTCAATTGTTATCGCTCATGGCCCTGCAGGGTGCGGAAAAACGCTTTTAGCCACCCAAAATGGCATAGATCTACTCAAACTGCAGAAGATAGAAAAGATAGTTATAACCCGTCCTGTGGTAGGTGCAGATGAAGATATTGGTTTTTTACCTGGTTCATTACAGCGTAAAATGGAGCCATGGACCAGACCATTGATAGACATATTCCACAAAAATTACACCGTTAATAGGGTGCAAAAGATGGTGAGAGAAGAACAGATAGAAATCGCTCCGTTGGCATTCATGCGTGGTAGAACATTTGAGAATTCATACATCATAGCAGATGAAATGCAAAACACCACAGTCAATCAATTCAAGATGTTGCTGACAAGAATTGGAGAAGGTTCCAAACTGGTGATCACCGGTGACCTTGATCAAACAGATCGAGGCAAGGACAACGGTATGGCCGATTTCCTACACAAATTGTGGAGAAGCCAAGCTCATCATATCTGCAACGTTCAGTTAGTGGGCGAGGACATAGTCAGGCACAAAGCAGTGACTGAAGCTCTTAAGATCTACGATGAAGCTTGATCAAAAGTCTTAGAGACTTGATCCATATGGTCTTTGTATGCTTTGTAAAAATATTGATAGGACTGATCAAATGTAAGTTTAGGATCTAAACGATTCTGCACAATGACTTTGTCTTTAAGATCCAGGATGATGGATGCTGATTGATCTTTTGCTCTTATCTTGGAATCGAAGGATATCTGTTCATCATACTGCACATTTGCGGGGTCCTTGTTCCAGCCAGGCACAGATGTTATTCCTGGTTTCACCGGAACCATGTAGTAATGACAGATCAAATACTTAATTTGAGCCATTGCGTATCCTTGCTAATTTGATAAGAACTGCTGACAAATTGATTTCTGCTTCTGCTACAAATGAATGATCCACAATACCTTGTTTGATAACAAGTGTGGCCTCATCCTGTTGATCCTCTGTGTCGCCAAATATTTCAATGTTGTCGTACATCCAACGATAGATGTCTTCCATCTCTTCTGGGCGTGCCTGTGAACACAATAATTTTCTTGCTTCTGTGATCTTGCCCTGTTTGAACAGTTCAACCATCTCTATTCTGTAATCTTGTTCACCCACATCTGCCACATTTGGTGCTTGTAGTTTGGCATCCGCAGAATTCATTTGCAGTGTGTTGATGCATTTTCTTAGATCAGGATACGTTGCCTTGACGTATGTGTCCAGCGTGTCCAAATCAAACTCAACGCCTTCTTCCACCAATATCTCCGCCGCACGAGCAGTGAACTCTGTCTTGTCTATCTTTTCGATGTGGAAGCCTTGGCATCTCGAGTGCAGTGCAGGAATCACTCTGTTGGGATAGTTGCAAGTGAGTATGAAACGAGCAGATTGATGATACATCTCCATCACACCTCTCAGTGCCGCTTGTCCGTTGGGTGAAATGTAATCCGCCTCATCCAACAGCACAACTTTGAATTCGCCGAATGGCATGGTTTGCACAAAGTTTGTGATTTTATCTCTAATCACGTCCACAGAGTTTTCTCTTGAAGCATTTATCTCAAGTATGTCTGTGCCGATCACTTCCAACAAGTTCAGCAGTATCTTTGCCAGCGTGGTCTTGCCCACACCCGGAGCACCCGAAAATAATAGATGTGGAATTGATTTTGATTTGACCCACTGCTCTACTTGTTTTTTCTGTGCTTCATCACGAAACACATATCCCTGCAGTGTGTTAGGACGATGTTTTTCTACCCAAAGTGTGTTCATGTTGTTATTATACTATAAAATTTTGGATAACACAAATGGTTTTATGAATTCGTTATAGGCAATCTCTGCTCCATAATAGTTGAGATGTTTGTCATCGGAAAGATATTTCTTTACAAAAATTTCATATCCAAATTTTTCTGTAAGGAAATCATACAAACTTTCCTCTAAATTACAGTTGTTTGTTCTTTGTTGGTAAAAAGAAAAATATACAAATTTATCAAACACATTATCATACAGGTGTAGTGTTTCATTGAACAGGTCTGAGTACATGCTAGAAAGTTGGGAAGGTCCCCACCAGTTACCTTTGCCCACTTTGGACTCGTAAAAATCTGGGTTAGGACTGTTGGGAGCCAGTTTGATGTGGATGTTAAAATTTCCGGTCATAGCTACTGTATTAAGTTTCAACCTATATTGAGTAAGATTATCAGCATACCGATCTGTGTGCCAAAAACTTTCACCTACTGGCAATGCTCGTGAGGCCAAAGGCATGTACCATCTTGAGTTATCTGTGAGTTGCAACAGCGTGTTCTTGTATCCTTGGGTGACGAGATGTTTCAGCACAGTGTCAAAGTACACTGCACCATTGCCTCCCGAAGCATATGTGTCAAAATGTACATGGGGATAATCTTGCACCGCAAACCATAACCAGCTGTAAGTTTGATTAGGATCATCAGGAACCGGATGAAAGCATGGATACAGATCTGTAAAACTACAACCAACCACAGCTAATTTTTTCATGCCAATGTTCCTTTTACTTTTTTTCCTATCACTGTATCTATGCAGTGTTGCCAATCTTCCGAGTCGAAGTATCCGCCTTCAGAAACTCTGTAATAGTTTTTCATAAACCATGTTGGTCCTTCGATCCAAAGTTCACTTTTATCTATGTGCTGTCTGTAGGTTTCGTCATACAAATAATGCTTGACAAAATTTGGCCTGTTTACATTTAACAACAACAGTTTGACCCCCAATGATGCACAGGTGTTAATTATGTTTAACACATTGTTTAGATATAATATTACGTCTGTATCGCTTTCGTCCATAAACATAGAATAAAAATAAAAATACTTGTTGACTAAGTCTAAATTTTCTTCAGAGCCTAAAACATTTTTCAAACGTTCAAATTTAAAATTTACATTTTTTCTTTCATGATCTCCCATATCAAGATCTTGCATAAATGATTGGAATTCGTTTGTGATATGACCTTTGAATAAATCTTTATTTGATTTATCTGAAAGATAATGATCTAATGCTTCCTGTTTGGATATACTAATTCTGTTTGGCCAAATATAAGGTTCTCCTTTACTCCAATCTTTGGTCAGCACTCGTTGCCTTGAGTATATGGGATGATAATCTTCTTTTTGATTGATGTAATCTCCTGTGATGGCAGAACTTATTTCTGCATCTATTTTATCCATGATAGGCAGTTCTACTATAAAAAGTTCGGGTTTAAATTCATTGTAGAAATTTAAGATCTTATAGGGGAAATAATTTATCGAGAAAGCACTTTCGCCACCGTTGTACACATAATTTTCTATGCCTTGATCTTCCAGCCATTTGCTGAGCAATCCCGGCCAAGTTTGGTCGAACTCGTAGCGAGTAGTTTTCTGGCCACCGAAGGTGTGCATGGTGCCCAAACAAACTATTTTGTGCATTATTTTTTGTAAGGCGCTGTTACTGTGTTTGCTTCTGGTTCTTGGTCTGATGTGAGCAGGATGTCGTTTTCATCGATCATTCGCACATCAAGATCTTTGCTGTCAGTTTCTAATGTGATATGACGGGTCCAACGACCGTGTGCAACCAGCACCCATTCTCCGATGTGAACATCTTTTTGATCAGGACCAACCGCATACACTTTTGCCCATCGAGGGTGTGTTCCGTCTGCCTTGCCATCATCATCTAATAGTATCACGCCGCCCTTGGTCTTGACGTCGCCGAAGTGCATGTCTGATACCAACACTCTTTTTTTCAAGGGTGTTATTTTTCCTTTGATCCTACTGGGCATATATTCTCCTTATCGCTGATGCAATATTAGGATATAGAAATTTTGACATGTTGTCAAGTTTTTTCAAGTCAGTGTTATCGTACACCAACTTGGTGACAACTTTTATCTTGTAAGGTTTGTTATCTTCGGACATTACTTCTGGTCACGTGACTTGACTATTTTTCCGCCCTTGCCCAATGTGTCTCCACGAGCATTAGTTTTAGTGTTACCAACTGCTATCGATTTTTCATTTTTTGTTCTCAGCGAATCGAAATCAATTGGTTTACCTTGCATGGTGTAGTGTATTTTCTTACCTGGTGCTTTTGCTGGCATTGTGTTCTCCTATCTTAAAAATTCTTCGTAGTTCAATTTGTATTTAACCGGGTCTACAGCATGGACCCCCAAAAGATAGAGTGTCAAACTGCTGACAGATGATCCTCTACCCACTCCTGTGACTATATCCTTTTCCTTACAGACCGCCATCAAATAGTTGAGGAATTTCCATAACAGTAAAGAACTCTGTGGTGACATCACTTTGCCCCACGCTTCGATCTCGCCCACAAGATAATTCACGTATTCCTGTGTGTTCAGAGACCTTCTTTCCAATTCCGTGCCGAAGAATTTTATTGGATCGAAGTCCATGTACTGCTTGGGCATCTTCCATTGAAAATTTCGTTGTTGATGATACTGGATGAGATCCTGTTCGGGCTTGTTGATGATTTCAACTGGTTGTAATTCGAACCGAGCACAATGCTCGTTCCATTTTGCTACTTCATCTATGCTCTCCATGAATCCCAACACGGTTTGCCATTCTTGGGAATAGATCTTTTGGATTATTTCTTCAGTTCCAAATGCTACCTGTCCATACTCATTCACGTTCATTTTTCTTGCCCTGTATCACGGTTAGATGTGATCTTATGTTGTTTATTGTAAAACCAATTTCTTCCCATGTCAACCTATCTTTTTCGAAGTTGGTAAAATTTGGTTGTGGATCATTCCACCATTGGCTTTTGTCGGTTGGCACGAACTCCCATTCGGGCGAATCCTGTGTGATGTTGAACCGCAGATTTTCTCCCTGCCATGATTCTATTTGCAAACCATCTATTTTCAAGACATCGCCGCCTATGGTGTTCAATTTGGCGTACAAACAAGTGCCCGTCATTTGATCCACGGGTCTCACCGGAAAGTCTATCACATAGTTGGCATAATCCTTGAACATGTTGTACTCTTTCTCCTTGTTGCCGATGAATATGGAATTCTGCAAAATTTTATTGAAGCAGTATTTGTATTTTTCGAAGGTAATATTTTGTTTGTCGGGATCGTCTGAGTTGGGGGACAGGTGAAGAGTAACGCTGGTTTCATTGGGCCACAGCTTACCAGCCAACAACACCGTGTTGGTAAATCTCGTGCTCCATTGGATTCCGTCTTCTAAGTACATTGGAATTTATTAGATTTCATTCATATATTATACAAATTTTTTGGAAAAAGAACAACAAAAGAGTTTAGTTGACGTTTATCAAGTCATCGAATTGATCATCGTCCGATTGTTTTTTCTTGGCTTCGATCATTTTCCTTTTTTCAACTTCTAACTGCAAGGTGTTGTTGATTGCGATCAGTTGATGATAGTAGTTTTCGTTCTGCATGCGAGATGCTTGATTAATCTTTGTGATTACTTCTTTGACCTTAGATTCTAATTCTTGATCTGAAAGTCCTCTGGGGTCTAAAGTGGGGTGAAACATTATCCAGCGTAATCGTATTCTTCAGGGTTAGACATGAATATTGTAGTTCCGCTGTCTACTGTGAAGAAGTCGAATACGAAGGTAGATTTCCTTGCTGGAAATGTATATGCTGTTGAATCGTCTGCACCATCGCCCATTGAGTATGGCATTTTAACTGCCGCAGGCATAGTTATGGTGTGTGAGTCAACTGCTCTGTGCATGATCACTTTGATCTTCACAGCAACATCTGTGGTGCCATCATCTTCTTTGGGAAAGTTTGAAAAAGAAAATGTCGTGTTGCCGGCAGTTGTCAGAGTGACAACATTTCCATTGTTAAGATCGATAGCGGCAGATGTAACTGCACCTAAAGCCTTGACTTTCTGTGACCAGTCTATGAGATTGGCTTGTCCAACATCATGACCATTGAAACTTGTTGTTGCATTTGTTGATGCTTTGTTTGATTGCAGTGAAGTTATTTCTGTGCCTGCTGTGGTAAGTTGAGTCTTGATCTGACTGAAATTATCTCTAAACCCTTGCGAGTCATTGTCTTGTCCTGCTACTGGATATGTAGCATCTATGTTTGTAACTGATATTGCACTTGCCATTTTGTATTACCTTCTGAGTATTTATGATGCCTTACGGATTAAATCCCTGTGTTTTGATGTGTTAGTGATGCCTTCCAGCACGTTCTCACGTGCAAACAGCACCTGCGTGTCCTCTGGTTTTTGCTGATCGAATGTAATGATCTGGCTGAAGAATGTGGTGCCCTTGCCGTCAAAAGTGGTTTCCGTGCCACCAAAGTATGAAGTGTCATACAAGTTGCTGTCAGCACTTATGCGAATAGTATCCGCTGTGATCTTTGGCAATGCTTCGTTGGGCTTGTCAAATGTCACATAATCGTTGACTCCGAAAGTAGTTTTTTTCCTTCTGAAAGTGATCACCGAACCAGACCTTGGAGCATAAGCAAAAGTTAAAATGCTTGAATACAAGGCCGTGGAGTCCGCGCCAGCAGAATCCTGCTCGCTGGAATCGTTGATGGGTTCGACTGTGTAGGTCGGATTGCCGCTGGCATCCAATGTGTTCATGGAGATCCCATCGATGGTAACTTGTACATGTTTAGGCAATGTTACCCGTTGTGGTAGTATGTATGAAGTTGTGTTTCCATCTGCTACAAATGTTGCTGTTGGCCTGTTGTCGTCGATGGTTGTTCCCTTGTGTTTGTCTATGTAAAGTCTATCGATCTGGAAGAACACTGTAGATAGGTCGAATGATTGCTCATTCTCTAATTTGAACAGCACTCTTTCGGCTTGATTAGGTTTGACGTATCTAATTGGTAAAATCAATTTGTATCCAGTAGCCAATTGGTTAGATTGATTAGATTTCATCCAGTGTGGCATGTATTCAAATTCCGAAACATTCAAGTTGTCCTTGATGGCCTTCTTCATGTTGTTGATGCTGGCAATGTAAAGTTCATGACCGTTTATTTTATCCTGCACGGTGTTGGGTGATTTTTCATATGCGTCGATCAGTTCGGCATACACTATTTCGTAGATTACATTGCCTTTTGGATCTCTGGCCTTGCCGACTGCAAAATTAGAAATTCTTAATTTAGTGTTGTAGAAATTCCTACCAAGGGCACTGTTGAAATCAGATAGATAAGGTGCTTCTACTCCCGACATTATAAGCACATTCCTTGAGCCTGTCTGGAAATTTATGTCAGACATCCTATATAATATGTCCGGATCAAATATCTTAGTGTCCGCCACAAATCTATCAAAAGCATTTTTTGTGATCTTGTCCGGAGATATCTTGGCGTAAATGTTTCCTACTTGGTTGGTGTTCAATCTTTTTTCAGTTATCGAATACTCATGTGTGCTGGTGACAGGTCTGTCTTTGTTAGTGGCTTTGACTGTAAATCTAAAAACTTGATCGAAAGTTGTTTTTTGGCCATCGAAGTATGTGGTGTTTTCGTCACACTCGAACATGTTGTGCTGAGTGATTCCGAATATTTCTCCGGATGGGTGTACTGATAGTCCTGGTGGTAACTTGCCGGAATAGTAACTGTATTCCAACGGTACTCCAGCATCCGAAACAGCACTCACCCTGAACAGGCTGTTCTTGTTGTTTGTTATGCTACCCAGACTCACGTGTCCCATTACAGTGATAACTCCTTGAGGTCAGCGAACCATGTGATTTCATTGGCGCCTTGGCCTTCCACTTCTATCTTGAACTGCCTTGTGAAGGTCTTGTCGTCGAACAGTGGTGATGATTTGATCACTTGGATTGTGAAAGTATAAGTTGTTAGGGTGTCGTATATCAAAGGCACTACTCCGTAAATTTCCCCGCTCAAAGTACTCACCGACATGCCAGGAGGCAGTGATCCACTGGAAAGGCTATATCTCAGTGTGGTTTGTCCTGACAGCGAAGGTATGTCTCCTGGATCATACACATTCACTTTGACCACATTGTAATTTTGGTGCTTGATCCTGCCTATGATACTATCCTCTGCTTGTAACCAGTAAAGATCAGAAACTGAGGTGAGTTCGTATGTAATTGAAAAATCTCTGTCCACATAATTTACTCCGTCCGTTACTCTCACGGTGAAGTTGTACACAGTGGTAGAATCTGGAGTGTATGCAACCACTCCTATTATCTTGCCCGTCTTCTTGTTGAGTGTAAGATTGGATGGCAATGATCCGGAAACGATCCTGTATTCCAGAATGCTGTCATCTTGATCGGTCGCCAGCAGTGAATAGTTAACGTAATCTCCGTTGTTGACTGTGAGTATGTTTCCGCTGGCAGTTGTCCAAACTGGACCATCTGACCCAAGAATCACTATGGTGAAAGTGCGGTCAACCGAGTATGTGCCATCTGTGACTCGCACAACGAAATCGTACTCTTTTTTCCTGTCCACTTCCAGCGGCACTCCTGACAGAAGTCCTTTGCTTGACAGGGTTATTCCTGATGGTAATGTTCCCGCTGATTTAGTGAAAGTAAGGCTTTGTCCTGCAGGGTCATCAGCCAACAACTGCTTGGAGAATGAAGATTTTTCTTCCACTGTCGCTAACAATCCAGACCGAGTTTTCCATTGAGGTTTTGCCATTTGTACTATTTATGGAAAATAGTGGGTGTGTGCTACACCCACTATAAAAGTTAAGATTACTGTGAATCTATGTTTGCGATACCAAGTGCCGCAACTGAAGATGCGTCAAATGCCTCGTCACCGATCGCCGCACCACCTTGTGTGTTGTTGCCATCTGCGATTGAAGATTTGAACTTGTTAGAACCTGCAGTAGCGTCAGCACCGATTCCTCCTACAACAACAGTTCTATTTGTGATTTTAGAAGCGTTGTCTACAGATGAATCAAGTGGGTTTACAACTGAGATTCTGAACTCGCCTTCTCCCAGAGCACCGGCAGCTTTGTCAACAAGTGTAAGCACGACATCTGAAGCGGCTGAGTCAGCCACTGCGTCTACTCTCACTTTGAATTTTCTTGTTGAACGCTGAGAAACGATGTACGCAAGTGAATCTTGTGTAGTTGTTGTTTCTGTTCCGCCTACGAGTCTGTATGAAGTTACTTGAATCTTGCCTGCGCCTGATCCTAAGTATTTTTTATTAATAGGTCTTCCCATTATGTTCTCCTTTTGTTTGTGTGTCCAACGTGGGTTCTAGCCACTACGCGGAGGACGTTACCGCATAAGTCCTGCTATGCAAGCTCTATTAGACTGTGTATTTAATGGTAATGTTGGGTTTATTCTACTGTGCTATAACGATAGTTTTGGCGTTTGGCAAAGTCGCCACACTTTTTAAAGCACTCCGGATTGTGGAACTTGGCGCCTTTGATCCAGGACTTATATAATAGTTCTTTGTAGTATGGTGTTTTGAGAATCTCATCCAACGAGTTGTGCATTAGGCTGTTCCATGTCGACCCGTACTCTTCATCTATTTGCTTGAGTGTTGGTTCGTTGTCGAAATGGTAGTCTGTTGCAAACCAACAGCAAGGCCAAACCTTGCCACTCCAATCCACGAACACTTCTTTCTTGTGATACATGAGACAAAATATGGAATCTGCTTTGTCCTGTTCAGTGATGTTTTCTGGTTGCGTCCATTTGCTGACAGTCTTGGTCTCGGGATGCTCGTGTTTTTCGCTTGTGGTAGGATTGACTATAAATTTCTCTGTGACAATTTTGCCATCTACTTTCTTTTTGATGTAAGAAGTCCATGGTGCGATGTTTCTCACGTTCTGTCTCAGCATGAGTGGAATCTTCAAACTGTCCGCCAGTTCCTTTGCCTGTGGTATGCTCTTCTCATTGTGAGCGAACACCAGGTACTGCCACTCGCCTATGCCGCCGTTGTGCATGTATGCGGTCATGTTCTCTACTATCTTGTCCCAGTCCACATTCACGCGATAAAGATGGTTAGTATCCTCCCACCCATCCACTGAGAATTTGACCTGCAATGATTGTGTGCGGGCACTTAGTTTGCCCAGCCTCTCGAATGTTTGCACGGTGTTGGCTCCACCATTGGTGAAGATTTCTATGGTGGCATGGTTGTCTATGAGGTACTCGCAGATGTCTGCTATGTGCCTATTCATGAATGGTTCATCCACGGTGCCGCCGAGGGTGATGTGTTTATCTCGGATTATGTCAGGAGTGAATATTTTTTGCACTGTGGGAAGATCCCACTCCATCAGCTTGTCCGCCAGATAAGGATGTGTTTCCCCTTTGTGCGTCCTCGCACATCCAGGACACCTCGAATTACACTTGTTGGTGATTTCAAAATGAATGTTTTGCAGTTTATCGACAGAAATGTCCAGCATCAAGATATTATAACAGAGTCAGTGGGGTTTTTCAACCCCACTTATGAATTAGAATTAACCAGGATAAAAGTCCACGTTCCATGCACCGTTGGCAAATATCGCTGTCGCGAGTGAACGCACTCCCTGTGTGGAGTCAGCATTGGTAGTGCCAGGCATTATGAATGGATACCATTTGTATGAAGCATCCACATCACCGTCGATAGGATTTCTCACATTTGACAGTGTCACTGCTGTGGAACTGACTGCTGACGAGTCCCCTGCGATTGTGAAGTACATGATTTGTCCTTCGGCTCCATCCGCCAGCGTGTATCCACCTTCGCCCGCCGCCAATGAATGTACAGTGTATGCAAGTGAAAGTGCAGTGGTCGATGTTGCGAGGTTGTCCGACACACCGTAGATTGTTCCTGCTTCTATGGTTATGTTGCCGTTGGTTCTCACATTGTTGTTGAAGTAGACAGAGTCGGAGAATCTAATCTGCGAAGAATCACCCGCAGATTCCAGCTCTGATACTCTAAGGATTCCTTCCACATCAGTGGCTCCGCCAATCACTAATCTAACAGAGTCTTTGAGATTGATGTTAGAAGTTGTGATGGATGTGGCATCCACATCTCCCTGCACAGCAAGTGCAGGAGTTTCGAGTGCGACGGAATCCGAATTAATGATCTTGTTTGCGTCAATAGTGTTTGCCGATAATGTGCCAACCACATGAAGATCTTCTTCCACCGTTACCGCAGTTGAGTCAGCGGATGATATAGAATTGGTGTCTATGCTGTTGGCAGAAAGTGTTCCTTCGCACAGTATGCCTTCACTGAATGTTACCACAGAAGAATCGAGTGATGATACTGAATTGATTTGTAGTGTTTCGCCTTCGAAGTTTGCCACGATGGTTGCTTTTGCTGTGTCAGTCACCGAAGTTGCTGACGCATTTGAAGTTGATGTGACCGCTTTCCATTTATCATCACCTTCATTCCAATAGAACACAGCATTGTTACCAGCACCGCCTCGATTGATGTATAAACCCGCATCAATGTCTGCGCCGGACGAATTTCTGTTGAATTCGACCAAGTTGTCTTCAACTTGCATGGTTGTGGCATTCATTTGTGTTGTTGTGCCTTTGACCTCGAAATCTGCATTTACTATAAATTTGCCTGTGCCGTTAGGATCAATTGTGATGTCGCCGTTGGTTGTTCTGTTGGTTATTGTTGAATTTTGGAAATATAAATCAGAAAGTGTGGAAGCACTCGGGCCTCCTAATGTGTCATAAATTTCTGTAAAATTGTCGTTGATTTTATCAAACGCTGTTCTTAACGGATCACCCGTGCCGTCATTGGCCGCTGATCCTATATTGATGTTTTGGTATGCCATATTTTGTTCTCCTGTGGTAAGTGTATTTACTAAATAATTCTATAAACCTAAAGTAAATGTTCATCAAGCAAACCACAGAGATACACCTACATCAGCGTGAAAGCAAATTAGGTAACGTACACAATTTCAAAAGGCGCAGGACAGTGTATCATTTCAAGTGCGATGATTGTGGAAAAGAATTCCTCAGAGACAAGGCCAAAGTTACTGCCAAGCGAGCATCAAATGATTATCATCATGTGTGCACCAAGTGTGATGTGCATAGATATGCTCAGAAAGTGGGTGTTGAGATGCGTAAGATTTGGTCTATCGATGCCAGTTCTACTGAAGTAAAACTTTAACCTGCAGACACTTTGAGTGTGCCTGAATCGTTCCACAGCTGACCAGCATTATTAGGATTTGAAGTAGGTAGATTCGAAAGCATTATCACTGCACCATTTACAGTCAATCCATCTTCAATAGTGACTTGTGCAGAATCATCTGACTTGATTGTGTTTACCACAAGGTCTGAACCAATCACAACATCACCAGTTCCGTTGGGTGATATGTTGATGTCTGTGTTGGTGAAAGTGGATGATATGGTGTTGCCTGATATGTCTATGGATTTTCCTGTGGAGTCCAGCCCCATCAGATCATACAGTTCGTCGAAGTTGTTGTTGCACTTCTCCATGGCCGAGCGGAGTGTGTCGCCCGTTCCTGTGTTGATTCCTGTGCCTACGTTGATTCTTTGTTTGCTCATTATGAGTATTTATTTTACAGAAAAGGAAGTTCCGCATCCACAGGCCGAAGCCGCATTGGGATTATCGTAGGTGAAATAGGACCCAAATATTTCCTTTTTGTAGTCTATGCGTGTGCCCAACACGAACATTTCGCACACATCTGCAACCAGCACTTTGACGTCGCCAAACGCCAATTCTTGATCACCATCCTTTTTGCTGTCTTCTACATCGATTTGATAGTTGAATCCAGCACAACCACCACCTTTGACTCCGAAACGAATGTAAGGTTTGCCGTTGGCATCCAACACTTCTTTCATCTTTTCTTGTGCTGATTCTGTAACTTCTATCATACTAATATTTAATCAGAACCCCAGGGCCAATCTGACATCTTCTGACATCATGTCTGGTCCGAATGGTGGATCGAATGTTGTGATTATCTCACAGATGTCAACACCTTCCACTGATTCTGTGGCTGATTTGATGTCCTCTATGATCATGTCCGCCGCTGGGCAAAAAGCCGATGTCAGCGTGTGTGTGATCTTCGCTGTGGGTAAATTTTGTAGATCTATGTCGTATATCAGGCCAAGATCATATATGTTGACGCTGATTTCCGGATCATAGACGTTCCTTAAATTTTTTACAATCGATTCTTTTATTTGCTCGCTCACACTATCCTCACTTGTTTGATTTCGGGAACTTTGGATGCTATCTTATTGTAGACCGCTCCAAGGGTGGCTTCGTTGTTAGGGCAACCCCAACAGGATCCATGCATTTGAAGATGCACTATGCCATTTTGATATTTGACAAACTTGATGTCCCCACCATCCATTTGCACAGCGGGCCTGATTTCATCTTGGATGATCTGCCTGATTGCACAACATATCTCATCTGTGCAGTATTGATCTGTCTGTCCTGTCTCGATGAAACACTTATCGGACTCCATCACTTGTTTGACCTTATCGGTAATCTCACCCCATCCCCATTGCGGAAACTTAGTCACGGTGACTTCATGATCCTGTAAAAGGACATATCTCACTCCCGCGACCCTGAATAACTTTTTCACGAAGTCGTTGGATTTGATGGCGAGATCGATGTCGTACCAAACTGAACCATTGCCCACCAACTGAGACCTTGATTTAAATTTCAAAGCATCGGGGTTGGGGGTTGGTTCAGTCTGTACGAACATTACAATTCGAGCATTCTTGATTCGATGAACTTGAAGTTGATCAAGTTGTTGATCCAAGTTTCCAGATATTTCTTCCTGTCATTTTTGTAGTCGAGATAGTACGAGTGTTCCCACACATCGCATCCCGCCAAAACTTCAACATCGTCGCCCACCGGATTGTCTGCGTTGGGTGTGGTTTTCCATTTCATCTTGTCGTCTTCTAAAATCAACCAGATCCAGCCTGATCCGAATCTCTTCATTCCTGCGTCCACGAACTGGGACTTGAATTCGTCCAAAGATCCAAAGGATTCGTCTATCTTTGCCTGTAGATTTTCCGATGGTTGTTCATACTTCGGAGTCATGCATTGCCAGAAGATGATGTGATTAAAATTTTGTCCTGCGTTGTTGAAAACGCCCTCGTTAGCATCTCTCGAATCAACTATGATTTGTTTAAGGCTCTTGCCTTCGTATTCCGAGCCTTTGATTAATTCATTCAATTTGTCGATGTAGGTCTGATGATGCTTGCCATGATGCAGATCCAATGTGTCCCTGCTCATGTATGGTTCGAGGCTTGTTCTTGAATAGGGCAGTTCCATTAGGGTGAACTTGCCACCTTTCACATTTATATCATCTGCTACTTGATCTAATTTCATACTACTTCTTCTTAGGTCGTCCTCGACCTTTTTTCTTAGTCGTTTTCTTTGTTGTTGTTTTCTTAGTCGTTTTCTTTTTGGTGGTTGGTGCTTCTACAGTAGTAGATTGGGCAGTCGCAGCCGTTGATGCTGTGGCTTCCTTGTGTCCACCGAATAACCATTTTACTAACCATATCATTGTTGTGGTCTCCTCTTTATTTTGTTATTATACTTATTTTTGCCATTTGTGTCAATCACCACACAGGCGATCCCACAGACACCAATTGGTATTCTGTCGCCAGCAGTGTTGATGCAAGGTTTTTTGCCTTGGATTCGCATTGGATGTCAAACAGTTCGCCGAATGGTCGTACCCACTCATTGGTTTTATGATGCCAATAAAAATCGGAGTGTGCTCGTATGGTGGCTTTGTTTTCACCATTCGCAAACAACCAATCTCTGTCTAACAATTTGTTTGCATCTACTTTGTCTTTAAGTATTTCTCTCGGTTGTGAGTAGTGCATCACAGGACGCACACCACGCCATGAGTCTATGACTCTCTTGATCCTATCATCTGTGTGGGTTATCCATTCGCCTGTGTTCACCCAATGATGATGGATGTCGAAAACCAATGCCACGTGTTTTTCAAGTTCGAGTATGTCAGACAATCCCCATTTCATTTCTTCGTTCTCTATGGTGATGCAATTCCTTGCTTCTGGTGAAAGTCGTGGCAACACATCTATGATGCCCTGTGGGCCACGTGCGCCTGCTATGTGTACATTGATCTTGAAGTCTTGGAAGGTCTTACCGTATCCCATCCAACGGGCCATGTTGACATGATATTCGAATTCATCTATGGATCGTTCTATGACATCATCCGACTCCGATGCCAGCACTGTGAACTGTCCGGGATGGAATGAAACCCTAACACCGAGTTGCCTTGCTGTTTCGCCAACTTCCGCAAAGTGTTTCTCCAAATAGTTTATCACGTCTGGTTTTGACCAGAAGTAACGCCACGTGGCTTCGGTTGCAACCGGAAGAATAGGTGAACTCAAACGACACATCCTCAGTGGTTCAGGCAGTGCGCCTGTGTATTTTATTAGTTCGTGAATAGATGAAATGTTGTGTTGCATGAGCATCCAAAGTTTTTCTTCTGCTTCATCGCGATGTTCGTTCAACCATCTCACAGTCGTTGCTTTACAGTTTAAAGGAGACTCTGCTTCTTTCAACAATTTGGGTTTTAAACTACGATCTGAATGAAGATATTTACAACAGAAGCCAAGACGCATAATTGTATTGTACTGTATTTTAAGATTTTGTCAACACGGTGACACCATATTTGTTTGTCCAGTCTTTGGCGTCTTGTTCGTTGTTGACCATGGGTTTGCCCTTGATGTTCAGTGACGTGTTCAACAACATGGGGCAACCTGTTTTATTGTACCATTGTTCCAGCAGTGATCTGAACCCTGGTGATCCATCATTTTTGCCCACAGTTTGTATCCTTGATGTGTTGTCCACATGCACTATGGCAGGGAACTCTTCTGGGCGTTTACACACCGCTGTATACTGCATATAAGGGCTCTGTGTGCCTATTGTAGATGTGTCGAAGTAATCTGACACATATTCCTCCAATATGGCCGGAGCGAAGGGTCTGAACTCTTGCCTGTGTTTGATTTGATTGACCATGTCCTTGATGTTGGGTCCTCTTGGATCCGCCAACAGTGATCTGTGCCCCAATGCTCTGGGACCAAACTCTGCACGGCCATTGGCCACGCCAACGATCTTGTACTTGTCCAAGTGCTGTATGAGATCATAAACAGGATAATCACCCTCGATGTCGTAACCGAGGTATGGCCCTGGCCATTCGATCCTACCTATGGAATCCAGCACACAACCTACCGAGGATCCAGCATCTCCCGGGTTGGGCACTATCCAGACATTTTCGTAATATTTTTTTGCGATGGGATTGGCCACGCAGTTTAGAGCACAACCTCCCACCAACACCAAATTTTTGGATCCAAGGGTGTATCTGGCTTCCTTGATGATCCTTTGGAAATTTTCTTCGTACAATGCTTGGGTGGTAGCGGCCAAGTCACAAAGGTCTTGGATGGTGTTCGCTTCTGGCAACCAACCCTGGCAGCCTCTGTGCAAGTTGATGTTAAATTTTGTTGAGAATCCTTGGTTGTCGTAATCAAAGAAGTTTCTTTTCATCTCGCCGAAGTATTTGTTGGGATCTCCCAAAGCACTCATGCCCATCAAGATGTATTCTTCTTCGTTGGGTTTGAAATGCACCCTCTGTGTCATGGCAGAATACCATAGGCCCACCGAGTGTGGATAATTTTGCGAATAAACTTTTTTTAACTTTTCTCCCTTGCCTTCCCATACAGTGAGGCATTCCCATTCACCTATTGAGTCGATCACCACAATAGTTGCATCATTGTAAACACTTGTAAAGTAACCTGCCGCCGCATGGCTCCTATGATGCGAGTGCATCTTGAATTTGGTGAATCTGTCTTTTTTGATGCCGAAGTCTTCGAGGTGTGCTTGAATGGATGGTTTGTTGAAGACCAAATCCCATTGGCCCGCCCAAGCCTGCCTTGTTTTTTTGATCCATGTATTCTCGTAAAAATGTATTTCGAATGGGTGGCCAAACTTTAGAGCATCATCGATGATCAATTGATTGAGCCATTTGTCATTTTTTATGCCAGAATATCTTTCTGCATGGCTGGCAAAAACCAATTTTTTATCGTCAAATACTGCCAAGGCCGCATCATGGGCCAGTGCTGATATACCCCACCTAATCATTATTCGTAGATAAAAGGATCTCTTTTCTTGAGTTCTTTGATTTTTTTACGATAGGCTAATTCGGATTTGATTTTCCGATAGGGCCATGTGATAATTGATAATATCTTTCTAATCATTGCATTCGTATATAGCAGAATTGTTTTCATGTTCCCAAATTTCTACCTTGCTTACCTTGACCCTGTTGTTGGACTGTTTCTTTGCCCAGTCGTCCACATAGTCATACACGAATTTGCATGATGCTTCTATGCCAGGACCATATCCTTTGGTCACATCCATGATATTGATGTTTATAACTCCAATTTGATGCAATTTTTTAATATCTTCAAGATTAGGATCATCCGAAGCGATCAGTGTTCTGTGATCCCACTGTTCTTCCAACCATGACTTGATTTCACGCAAATAACCAAAATCCATAACCCATTGTCTGTGATCCAGTTCTCCGCTGAAAGTTATCTGGACATGTCTTCCGTATCCGTGTATGTGTTTGCAGTGTCCGTCATCTCGCCATTGCCTGTGTCCTGTACAGATAGGACCGAATCTCTTTGTTGAATAATAATTCATAAAATCTCCTTTGGGTTTATTGTACTACAAAATCGTACATTCGTATACGAAAACCTTTGGTTTTCATATCCATTATTTTATCTGCGAAATCCTTCACACTGTAGAAATCATTCATTTCAAAAGGATCCTTGGATGATATCACCATCAGCAGTTCATTTGGATTTTCGTCCTTGACCATCTTGATGTTGTAATTAGAATTTGGCACTGTCAACATGTCGACCTTTTGGCCAGGATGAACCTCATTGGGGTAAACTTTGATGGCTTCCGAGTTCAGCACAAATATGGCAAAGTATTGTTTGCTCTCTGCATGGACTTCCAACTTCATATAGTCATTGGCATGATATTGTCCATTCTTGTTCATCAGCACGGAGAAATCATGATCTGTGTCGTACAACTTGTTGATGTCCATCACGAATCCATCTACCTGTGCTACACAGTATCTCCTACCGTCACGATATATTATCTCTGTGGCGTAGGTTGATTTCTTGACTATGCCAGGAAATGTGATCCATTTGAACGAGTTCAATTCACAGTTGTCATTGATGCATGTTTTGAGATCGTTCACCTGGATGACTTGTCCCAACTCATCTTCTATCAACTGCTTGGTCGCTTTTAGTTTAGCGATCTCGCAAGATTGATTTTCTGTTATGTCAGGTCCAAAGTCGTGTATGCCTATGGCAGTGCCGGCCCAAGCCGATGCACACCATAGACACACAACGAGTGTGGTGGTTAATTTACTCAATGATTTCCGATTGAGCAAATGTTTCATCAATTGCATCCTTGTTGATCTCCACTACTCTCGCAGGTGGATACCAATCTGAACGATTGAATTTCATCAATATGAAAGATCTATAGTGAGGTCCTTCATTGACGACCACTTTGTTTACAACGATGTAACCACCCATGTCCAACTCATCTATAATCGCCTGTGACAATTTTTGAGTCAATTGGGTAGTGTTACCGTTCACTACAGATCCGGAATCTTCTATGTATCTTTTGAAGTCTCCATTGATATAGTTCTGTAGTTTATCCGCAATCATGACCTTGGCGTCATGGATGCCTTTGTCGATCGAGAACTGCATGTCCTGACTTTGACCTGTGGCAACACCATAAACCCATGATTCGTCATCCATTGGATAATCAAAGAACCATTCAGGAACTTCACTGCCACCACGCAGTTTTACCGTATCAACATCTACTCCTTTGTTGATGTTCTTGTTAAAAGGTCCTGATGAACAAGCACCAAGCATCAACATGAGTAGTATTGCTGTTATATGTTTCATGCTTTTATTATACTACAGAACGATGCAGTGTCAACCAGGGTAAAATTGTTGGAAAATAAGACTAAAGCAGTTCGGCAAACCAAGCACCGTCCGGCAATTGGCATTTTCTTGCAGGCAGATACATGCCATTCTGGTAAACTTGGAATACTTGATTCTGACAGGTCAATCCGTGCTCGGAGATATAGTATCCGTCGAAGTTGGATGGCTCTTTGTTTGGGTCAACCCAGTCCAATTGATTTTCGGTGTATCTTGGTTCGATGATGACTCCCGCTTTGGCGCAATAGGGGATGTAAAGAATGATGAAGAAGAATACTACGGATAAAACGAGTGACCTGATCATACTTTCTTACCTGCTGTTTTGATGTCGGCCTTGCCCACCACCATGTAAGGGCCTTTGTTGTAGGCCGGCATGATCGAGTATTGTTTGCTGATCTCTAATCTTTCTTGTGTGTCCTTCCAACTGCGATTGCTTTTTGCGAACATCTTGTTGGGAGTCGGTAAATCCTGTGGGTTAGACTTGTAGTATGGAGTATTTCTCGGTTCAGAATAATTTGTATGCACTGAACTGTCAAAGATCGCCATGTCTCTTTTGTTGTGTTTCTTGTCAGGGTCAACCCCCAATGATCTAAGATATTGTTTGTAATCTTCCTGTGCTTGCCTGTCCTTGGCTGTGAGACCTTTGGTCTTACGTTTTTTGGTTGAGTTCATACTAAGGTATGGTCCTACAAGATGCATAGTCATACAGTTATTATAAAACGGAGGGTGTCATCTGTCAACTGCTGTAAATACCGCAGTGATTAAAGACTTTTTCATATGGCACCCTGGATTCGACGAAGGCATAGCAGAATCCATCAAAAACCCAGACGTCAGTAAAATCAACCTTTTTGCCGGCGAAGAATGGGAGTTGAGATGCGATTGGAACAACCATGCCTATTACCAAGATCTGTGTGAATTCGCTGAATCAAAAGAATTGAACATCATTGTGGGATGTCATGAAACCGATTTACACAAACGCAACTTCATTTGTCCTCCCAAGGCCAATGTTCATTACTGGCCCACGCACTGGATACATCACACCGCCAGCAAATTGAAACCTATTGTATTTCCAAAATCACAACCCATCAAGAAGATTTTCATGAGCCTCAACAACAAGGCGCATCCACACAGGTGCATGATGTTGGATCACATATCGATGAATAATCTATTCGAGCATGGTGATGTGTCATGGCATGAGACTAATGTAAAGTACGACTTCAAACACTGGAAGATGACACCCATGCAGTTGGATGAAGACTATCCACGCATGTTGGACTCCTACAACACACTGCCACGATCCTTCTCTGACACTCTGATCAGTTTGGTGGCGGAAGCCAACATGAAAGCACACTTCGTGACAGAGAAAACATGGATGCCAGTATTCTTCAAGAGACCATTCATGATATTTGGTCCCCAAGGCATCCACAGAGAGATAGAAGGATTAGGGTTCAAACTGCCCAAGGATGTGATAGATTATTCTTTTGATGCCATAGAAGATGATGCACAAAGATGCCAGACCATCATGG